CTCTCAGCTCAAGCGTATACTATTATGAATTAAAAGGCAATTCTGCATATACAGAAACCGTCAATACATCAAGAGATAATGGTACAACTTTCTTCTCTCAGGAATTACTCTTGAACTTGAAGAAACTTACTAACGAGATGACAACTCAAATGAAGTTGTTGGCTTATGGTAGACCACAGATTGTTGTATGGACAATGAATGGAGATGCACTATTAGTTGGTGAAAGAGAAGGTGCCGATATGACCGCAGGAACACTTCAAACTGGTGCAGCAATGGGAGACCTATATGGTTATTCCCTAACCTTCACAGGCATGGAGCAATTACCTGCAGCATTCATATCTGGTTCAACTACAACAAACCCATTCCCTACTTCGGTATTGAATGGTTCTACGATAGTTTACGGAACTAATAGCTAATAATTCATAATTTAGTATTTTATAGAAAAACCCCAACCTGTAGAAAGGAAGGGGTTTTTTTGTTTCTACTATTTATACATAAATGATTGTTATTATACTATAACAATTAGATAATAAGAGATAATGTTAACATATTTCACTGGTGGCCGTAACAATTATACTATTAGAGTAGAACCTTTACCAACTGGTTCAGAGGTCTTGAGTATAGATTTGCAAGACATGACTACACTAAAGGACTACCCAACAATCAATATAACTGGTTCTGGGTGGGGTTATGAAAGTTATGAGTCCTATGTTTCTTTTAGTGTGGATTTTGAAGTAGAAACTGATTTTGAGGCTCCTGCAGGAAATGAGTTTAGAATGACAATATATCCACGATATAGACCATCTGGTTCTGCAACATTAAGAGTTGGTGATGTAGTATGGAGAGGTAGTTTGGCATTCTTTGTTTCACAGAGTGAAGATAAGCCAAGTTATAGGAACCAGATACCTATACCAGTAGATGGAGACCCACCATTCATTTCAAACCAAACCATAAATAGATATATAATCCTTCCATAAGATGAATACAAAGGCAATAAAAAGAGACCATAAGTTTAGTGTGGTTAATCTTGCGGATAATATGATTCCACAAGTTACTGAAGATACTAAAACCCGTTATGCATGGGTTCCATTCGGTGTATTTGGTCAAGATGATTTTTGGGATGCAGTAGTTATGGCATATAACGATTCTACTACTAATGCAACCTCAGTAAATAACTTAGCTGATTTGATATTCGGTAAAGGATTATATACTACTGATGAGACCTTACAAAAACCATTTGAAAGAATTATACCACAAGAAGAAACCAAGAGAGTATCTTTTGATTTGAAACTCTATGGTAATTGTGCGTATCAAGTATTTTGGAATGACGAACATACAAAGATTGTAAAGATGTATCACATTCCAGTACAAACCCTTCGTGCTGAGAAACTATACGATAATACAAGAGTAGAATACTATTACTATTGTACTGATTGGAAAGACCAACGAAAGATAAAAGATAAGATTAAAATACCAGCATTTGGTACATCTGATGAGAAAAGAGAAATCCTATACATTAAAGATTATTCACCTAATCTATATTATTATTCTTTACCTGATTGGGTATCTGCTCTTCAGTTCGCAATTGCAGAGGCTGAGTTATCTAATCTACACATAAACTCAATCACAAATGGGTTCTTACCTACCCTAATGATTAACTTTAATAACGGAGTTCCTGCACCAGAAGAGAGACAAACTATTGAAGATTTACTTTATAGTAAATTTACTGGCACTAATAATGGTGGTAGATTCATGGTATCCTTCAATGATGATAAGGAAAACCAACCAACCATAACTGCAATCCAATCTGATAACCTCCACGAGAGATTCAAGTACATTGCAGAATATGCACAGGATAGAATCCTAGTAGGACATAAGATTACATCACCTTTACTCTTTGGTATAAGAACCCAAAACAATGGGTTTTCTTCCAATAGCGATGAGATGAAGACGGCCTACTCTATCTTACAAACAATGACCATTGCACCTTTCCAGAACCTTATAATCAACTATTTAACCACTGCGTTAAGAGAAGGTGGGTTACCTGAATTGGAATTGTACTTTGAACAACTAACTCCATTAGTAATCTTATCAGAGACTGCAGAAGAAACTGGTAAAACAATAGAACAAGTTGAAGATGAAGTAAATGATTCTATGGCAACTCCTGACCAAGAGGCAGACCCAAACATCCAAGAAGAAACTATAAATGATGAGGAAGAGTTGGAGTTCATCAGAAACAACATGGGTACAAAACTATTAAACAAAAGATTTAACTAACTATGGCAACTGCATTATTTATAACTCGTAATGATATCATCAAGAATACTCCACTACAAGGAGCAATAGATGCTGATGCATTACTACCCTTCATGGTAACAAGTCAGGTGAAATATCTTAAAAATCTACTTGGAACTGTATTGTATGACTATTTGTCATTAAACATTATCAATGATACGGTAAATGCATTATCGGTATATTACCAAGACCTATTAGATGACCATATCAAACCAACACTTATTTGGTATGCTTGTGTTGAGTATATCCCATTCTCATCAGTTCAGTTCAAATCTAATGGTGCTGTAAAACAAAATTCAGAACAAGGAGTAGCACCAACTAAGGCAGAGATAGATTATCTATTATCAAAAGCACAAGATAATGCAGAGTATTATGCCTTGAGATTACAAAACTACTTGATTGCATATTCTAATCAAATACCACAATATCTACAATCAGTAGGAAATCAAACTCAAATCTATCCTGACCAAACAAACCAATACTTTTCAGGTATAAACTTATAATAAATTATGGCAGCAATAGTTGAAAATAGTGGTGTAAATTATACCTTGTATTATAATATCTTGGATTATTTCAAGACGATTATGACTAACCATCCATCATTAGATATGGTTACACAAGGGTTGATACAAGATTTTGATACACGAGAGTTCCCATTATACCCAGTGGGTAATGTATCAATACTTGCATGTGAGTATTTGGATACGGTTACTAATTGGAACATTCAGTTAGTAGTTGCTGATAAGATAAAGAATAGAAACAACGAATCAGTTGGAGGATTTAACACACAAACTATTCCGTTTTATGGAGTAGATGATGTTGTAGATATACACGCAAACACACTTGCAATCATAAATGATTTGACATCCTTTACACAAAGGTCAGTAAATGGTTTAGATATACCTGACATCATTATAAACGAACCATTTGAAGACCGATTCAATAATGGTCTTGCAGGTTGGGTTTCTACCTTTACCGTAGTAGTTCATAACAATAGAGATAGATGTATATTCCCATTACTACCTAACTAATGGCAAATCTAAATTCCATAGTAAGAGGTAATAAGGAGTTGAATAAGGTTGCAACTCAAATAAAGAACATTGCACTTTTTTATGCTCCTAAAAAGACTGGTAATCTAAAAAGAAAGATGAACCAGGCTAATAGGCCATCTAATATGATAAAGATAGGAACTGGTAATACTAAACTTACCATTGGTGTTTCATTAGATATAGCACCTACTGGTGCAGAGTATGGTAAGTATTGGAACTCACCTAATGTATCAGAATCGGTAAGAAAAGGTAAAACCAAGAATGTCCCTCGTAGTATAGATTATGGAAAGAAGGCAATGGAAGACCGGCAAACTAAAAAGGAATTAGGTGATTTCTTAAAACAATTTGCTGCAGATTATACCAAGTTTATTGTAAAGGAATTGAAGAGTAAATAACCATCCCTACTTTTTTGAGTTATTGTGGTTATATATAAAATGATTTTGTAATATGGCTTTAAGTATAACACAAATACCACCTGTGCTTAATTTGGCACAATCACCTATACCGATTACATTGGCAGAAAATACTAATGTAATTACATCATCATCTTTTCAGTATGTATTAGATTTATACTATTGGAGTGGTGGAATAAATGCATCAGGTTCAGCAGCACAATATACACTTGTAAAATACCCAAACAATAGTGGTGTTGGTATATTTGATGTCAGTAGAATACTAAACTCAACCCTTACTGATTTATTAGAAGCAAACCCAAGTAATGTAAAGTTCTTTGCAGCTGAAGGTTATTTTGAGTTTTTAAGTGGTAGTACTTATGTCACGGGTTCGCATGTTAGAACTGATACATTTAAGTATATAGATGGATACTCTATTTTCCAAGAACCAATCTCCCAAAGTATAGAACAAAAGACTCCACATTGGCCGTTAATGACCGATGGCCCTGCAACACAATCAAGCTTTGATTTTAATGGGGGTGTAGCAGGTGTTTATGTTGGAGGGTATGGTAGTGGGTCACAACCAACAAAAATCGTTTATACATCAAATCTCGGCACTGCAGACTATTTTTTAAGTTCTTCTGCTAGTTCATCTGGCCAGATAGATGATTACCCAGTAGGGCAATCACAAAGTGGTTTTCCATTTACTGGGTCATTAGAGTATTTCACTACTCAAGCATTCTCGGGTTCTGTTGCAATAGGAACACCTATTAGATACAATTTAACTTGTAATCAAAAGTATCCAAATATAAGAATCAAGTGGAAGAACAGATATGGCCAGTTTGATTGGTTTAATTTTAATATGATTAACACCAAGAACTTTATGGTAAATCGTTCCCTTTATCAGCCACAAATTGGTACATGGGAAGGAAGTTCTCTTTCATACAACAGATATGATTCCAATAATCTAAACTACATGGTAGATACAAAGGAGAACATCCAAGTAAATACTGATTGGGTAGATGAGGCTTATAATGAGATATTCAAACAACTCTTGGTGAGTGATGAAATATATTGGGTATATGATGAGGCAAATAATTATGTAAGACCAATAACTATTGCTACTTCTAATCTAACATTTAAGACAGGAGTAGTTGAGAAAGTTATTCAGTATTCTTTTGAATTTGCATACGGTCAAACTTACAAACTTGTAATCTAATGGGAGTAAATAGTAGTAAAGGTTTTAACTTTCGTTTAATGGCCTCAGGTAGTGATGGGTTCGTTCAACTTGATACATTTAGTGATGAGGAAATACTCGTTTCCAATAATGTGACGGGTTTGTTTGACCTTGGTGTCTTACCTTCTGATTTTACAAGACAAATTACTATACCTGGAACAAAAGTAAATAACGCATTCTTTCAGCATGTTTATGACATTGCCATAGAGAACCCTTACTTGTTCTCTACAAATGTAAAGGTGCCTGCTTATTTTGATTTTGATGGTATATACATCTCACAAGGGTATCTACAATTAAACCAAGTAAATGTATATGCAAACAAGTATGTAGAATCCTATGAGGTCTCTATATATGGGGGCTTATCATCTTTTGGTAGAGATATCAATAGAAACTTCCTTACTGATTTAACATCATCACTAGCACAATATAATCATACTGCATCGTACTATAATATATCCCAATCTTGGGGAGGTAATCTCTTTAATGGTGATATAGTATATCCACTTATAGAGTATGGCCAAAGAATACAATATACACCTGAAGAAGACCTATTTGGTATTGATTCAGTATCTGGTTCTTTATGTGTTCAAGACTTCAAACCAGCAATTAGAATAAAAAATGTATGGGATGCTATATTTGAAGAATATGGTTATACCTACTCATCATCTTTTTGGGAACAACCCTTCTTGGAAAATGTGTATATGGTATGTAACAACGCGTTACGATACCCTATAATTGATGGAATAGATTTAGAAACTTATGGTTTGTTTAGAATTGCACCATTGAGTGGTAGTGCAACTGATGTTCTACTAACTGCAGGTAATGATAGACAAATTGAGTTTTATAATATACAATCAAATCCAGGTGGTAATTTATCACCTAGTTTAGAATATACATTAGATTTCCCAACACAAATAAGAGGATTGTTAAATCTTAATTTTGAAGTATCATCATCCTCAGCTGGTAATGGTATTCCACAATTCTCTATGGTAATAAAGAATGTTGCTAATACATTTTCTAGGAGTATAGATTTGACAAATTACAATACCTATTTAACTGATGTTCAGATATACAATAACAATCAAACAAAAACAGAGAAATTCACTTTATTAACTGAATGGAGTTCTCCACTTTTACCAGCAGATGATTATGACTTCTTTATAAAATATGAAAATCAAGGTGGTAGTAATTTTGCAGTAATTGTAAATCCTGATAGTTCTGTTACATCTTATTTAGAAGTCACAAAAGTAAATCAAGGTGGTGATGGACAAGTAATGAATATAGCAAAAAATATGCCGTTCGGTACGAGTGGTATTAAATTGATTGATTTTATTACATCTATACAAAAGAAATATAACCTTGTAATATATCCTAACCAAACAAAGAACCGAGAGTTTATTGTTGAGACATTTAACAATTGGTATAACAAGGGTGAGGTTAGAGACTTTAACAAGTATATAAACCTGAATGATAAGATTAGTGCAATCCCAGCTAATAACCTAGCAGTAAATCAATTAAACTTTGGTGATACACTTGATGGTGATTATGTATCCCAACAATTTTCCAAGGCAGCAAATAGAGAGTATGGTAAGAGTTATTATGTAGATACAGAGAACTTCTTTTCACAAGGTAAGTTTGAGGTGAAGAGTGGATTTGCATCTACTCCATTGGTATATCTTGCAGGTACTGGTACATCAGGTTCTGCACAAAGTAGTGTATTCCAATTCCGTTCTACTGCAACTGCAACCACAATAGGTTCATTTAGTGCAACTGCTGTTGCGAACATCAAGTTAGGAACTCAATTCTTGACTCAAGCATCTGCCTTTGTTTTCTCAACAAATAGTACTTCAACTATAAATAATCCTTCCACTGGTTTCTATGTTCAATCTTTGGAACTTGGTGATGTTATTACATTTGAAGCACAAGGTGGTGGGGCAACTAACTATAGCTATACATTCAGTAAAGACCTTGATGGAGTAATAACAACATTGAATAGTGGAACAACTACAACTACATTTAATTATACTATAACAGGTGTGGATTTGGCAGCAACCGTTGCAACATTCCTTTGTGTAGTTCAAAATACTGATTAAAAAAATAGAATATGGCAGTAAATAAGATATTCATTCCAACCCTTATCTCATCAATCACTTACGAACCAGTGAGAACCCTTCCGCATATCTATTTCTATAATGGATTGAAGGAGAGTGAGCCATATTTTATACAACATTATCCATCAGGTTCTACTGGTTCCGTAGAGGTATCAGAACAAAATTCATTTCCGTATGTTGATTACTACGATGGATTAACACCAAGTACTGGATCTAATTCACTACTATTCTTTAACGAACAAGCAGTGTATGGTGAAACACCTACTGCATCTCTTTATAGCGAGTATTGGGATACTTATGTATCCTTGTTATATAACCCAAGAACAAGATTGTTTAAGGCATCAGCTATTATACCCCTAGCGGATTATTTTGAGATGGAGTTAAACGATATTGTACAATGGAGAGGAAACTATTATCACCTTCGTGCAATAAACGATTACAACTTAAAAGATGGTACTTGTAAAATAGAACTATTAGGGCCAATCATCAGAGATGCAGTAAGAGTAAATCCTTTACCTGAACCAACTACAACTACAACAACTGCAGGACCAACTACTACAAGTACTACAAGTACTACAACTACAAGTACTACAAGTACTACTACTACTACTGCTGCTCCAATTTGTGATTGTCAATTATGGGAAATTGAGGATGATGGAGTTCCGTCATTATTTGATGTAAATTTTACCGATTGTAATAACGTTGCAAGAAATATATCAGGTACTAATCAAGCAGCAAAATGGTTTACAGCACTTTCAGGTTCTGTGAGTATAACAGGTAGTAGAGCTGTTAATCAACAAGGAAATGTTCCAATTGAATTTGCTGGTTCACTTTGTAAGACTTTGGATTATTGTAAATATCTAACGTATAATTTCCAAGATTTACCAAGTTCGGATTGGCTTTTCTATCAATACATTTCAACAGCAAGTTGTCAACCCGAAATGGATTTCAAAATCAATCCTCAAGCTGGAAGTATAACTGTAATTTCAGGTTCTTTGGCAGTATATCCACTTGGTATTCTTTCAAGTGGAAGTGTACAAGATGGAGGACCTTGTTGTACAACAACTACTACAAGTACTACAACTACAAGTACTACAACAACTACAACCTTAGCACCTACAACAACTACTGAATCACCAACTACAACTACATTAGCTCCAACTACAACTACAACTACTGCCGGGGTAACAACTACAACAACTACTGAATCACCAACCACAACCACAACCGTAGCTCCAACTACCACAACTACTACTGCTGGGGTAACAACTACCACAACCACAACCGTAGCTCCAACTACTACAACTGCGGCACCAACTACAACTACTACAACCGTAGCACCAACAACTACAACAACAACTGCTGGAACTACTACAACAACTACTGCGGCACCAACAACAACAACTACAACCGAACCATGTGTTGATTGTTATGTTTATGAGTGGCAAAATATAAATGAAGTGGAATCACAAGGTCTTGCAGGTTATTATTGTAATGGATTTGATACATGGAGTTTCACTACTAATGCTGATGAATCAGGTAGTACTCCATGTACAAAAGAATATACTGCTCAACAAATAAGTGATTATGCAGTATTAGGTATTATATTCCCATCATCAGGTTCTTGTGGAAATAGTTGTATTTCTACAACTACAACAACTGCTGGTCCTACTACAACTACTACAACAAGTACAACTACTACAACTGCTGCACCTTCTACCGATTGTTATGTAATAGAAACTATACAAAGTGCACCTGGTGAATGTTTTGATTGTCCTGGTTTCTTCTTCAGTTCAACTGATACAATAATAACCTTCTATGATGATTGTAGTGGAAGTATAATACCTGCTCCAACTAATATAAGTGTAGAAGCACGATATAGTGATAATTCAACTGGAAGTACATTTATACCTGCAGGAACTACTGGTAGTGTATTGATTGCATTTAGTGATGTACAATGTGCTCCATTACCTGAATGTGGTGAGATTGCATCTCCAACATTCATGAGTGCTAGTGTAGTAGCTCTAACGGGAAGTATTAGTGAATGTTGTATCTAAATAAAATGTTATATGAGAAAATTAAGATACCTAAGTGCTCAACCTGCTACTGATTATTACAAGTGGCAGGTTGAGGTTATGATAAACAACTTTATGTCAATGGGAGTAAATCCAAATGACATTGATATAGTATGTTGGAAAGTAAATGGTGTTATACCTGATGATTGGATTAAATTGGCACATACCTATCCAGCAAGATTCTTTTTTTATGATGATACGAGAGTGAATAAACATTACATCTCTTCTATTCGTCCCAACATTCTAAAACAACATTTCCAACAACATCCTTATCTAACAGATGATGTTATATTCTACCACGATTGTGATATACTTTTTACAAAGAATCCTGTATTTTGGATTACTGATGAGATGTTAGAAGATGACAATTGGTATGGTTCAGATACTCGCTGGTATATCTCACACGATTACATTATCGGTAAAGGTGAAGATGTGTTAGATGAGATGTGTAACATAATGGAAATACCGAAAGAATTGGTAAAACAAAACGAACATAATTGTATCGGTGCACAATACCTAATGAAACATATTGATACACATTATTGGGATTGGGTAGAACAAAAATGTGACAGAATGTTCAAAGAAATAACTGATTTGAACAACAAAAAGAAAGTAGAAAACCCATCTTACCACGAATTACAGATATGGTGTTCAGATATGTGGGCCGTTTTATGGAAAGGTTGGTTGATGGGATACAAAACTATAACTCATCCTAACTTTGATTTTAGTTGGGGTACATCATCTGAAACAGAATACCACAAATTAAACATCATGCATAATGCAGGTGTGACTGATTCTACAAGTGGATTATTCTACAAATCACAATATATGAATACATTACCATTTGATTCAGAAGAACCAAGAAAGGATACTGCATCTTGGCACTATTGGAATTGGATACAGAAAACAAAAGAGAAATCATGTCTAATATAAAAACAAAAATAGTACATAGTGAAAACCCAACAGAACATTGGAGTGATATAGAATCGGTAGAAGATAAAATTGTAATGGATTTAGGATGTGGTTGGTTGTTTCAAGACCACGAATCAACACCCGAATACTTTATCAACAGAGGTGCTAAACATTTGATTGGAGTTGAGGCATCATGTGGTGAAATAGAAAAACTAAAAGAACTATTCCCTACTCATACTTTTGTTTGTAAAACTATTTTATCAACTGATGATTTAATCCAACTTTTTACTGAATACAAACCACAAGTAATAAAGATGGATATAGAAGGTTACGAAAGTGTAATAGAAAATATGGATGCATCACACTGGGAATCTATTGAAGAGATAGGTGTAGAGTATCATAACCCTACTTGTAAATCTATATTAGAAACTAAATTAGTAGAATTTGGATTTGAAATAACAAATCTAAATCAGTTTGGTTGGTTTTGTACCGATACAAACATCATGGGAATACTACACGGAAAAAGAAAATGATAATAACAAAAGCAACTTATGGAGGTGTAGATTGCCTCGAACAAGTAAAATCAAAAGTAAAGGGTGAAACCCTAATTCTCCGCGTAGATAATGGCATAATCGGTGATACACAACCTGGCGTAGTAAAGTTCCTAGAAATTGAAATAAATGGGGAATTACAACAAATTAGAGAAGGTCATACACTTACCTATCCAAAATCCAAACATAACAGATTAGGTATTTGGTATTCCAATGATACTCGTAATCATCCAGCAGTTATAGAGTCCTTAAAATCTATACAAATAGCTGCAGAAGGAAAAGCAGATATAGTAACTTGTGTATGGAATCACTTAAATGATAATCCATTCCACGAGGTAATATCTTGGAATCGTTCTTCATCACATCTCAATCAATTACTACAAATCCTACAATGTATCTATGTTGGTAAAACAATAGGTAAGTATGAGTATGTTTCATTCTTGGAACACGATGTAATTTATCCAGTAGGATACTTTGATTATCCTGATTTTGGTGGTGGTATTCTAACTAATATGAATTATGGTGGAGTGAATAAAGATGGATTCCAACATAGAGGTCAAGATGATGAACCAATGCATCAGATGACTATGAGAGTAGATGATGCCTTAGAACACTTCCATGATATATTAGGTAATGCATTAGTAACCAATAGTGGTATGATTGAGGCACAAAAAATGATAAGAAATCAATGGAGATGTGAGAACGAAGCCCTACATATAAATCATGGCTCCCACTTTACATCTCATTTCAGTATATACAAAAAATATGACCAATACCCAATACATCCTTATTGGGGTGATATACAAAAATACCTTCACCTATTTAGTCATTGATTTTTGTTAAATAAGAAAGATATGATTGCACAACTGATAGATATATTGAACTTAAACGAGTATTATGGTGAATCAAAAACCATTGATATTGCAAAAGGTAGATACGAAAATCCAACAACTTGGAAATCTGCAGGTAAACTGATTAAACGAATTTGGTATGGCCGAAACAACAAGAATTGATATAGATGCGGTAATAAATACCGGTGATTCATTACAAAAACTTCGTGCATTAAAGAAGGCACAGAAGGAGGTAGTAGCGGGTTCTGCCGAATTTAATAAATTGGCAGCATCAATTCGTGATACCGAAGATGCATTAGATGCAGCAAAGATTGGTGCTGATGACCTGGCAGGAGCATTAGAAAATGCACCAGGTGCTGTAGGTTCAATAGCAAAAGGGTTTAAGACCCTTGAATTAAACACTAAAAGTTTTGGAACTGCCTTAAAGGCTACTGGTATTGGATTACTCGTAGGTTTAGTTGGAGGTCTAGTTGCCGCCTTCATGGAGAATGAACGGGCAATGAAAAAGTTGGAACCCGTTATGGAAGCGTTCCAAAAGATACTTGGTGGTATATTTGCTGCATTTGAACCAGTTTTAGATATATTCATAGAATTGGTTGAAGCAGTCCTACCAGCTTTTACTGCAGGTGTTGGAGTTGTTTATTCTACCCTATTTGGTTTAGTTTCATTCATAAAAGAGGCAGTTGTTGGAGCAGGTAAGATATTGGTTGGTGCTTTTACACTTGATACAAAAATGTTGAGTGAAGGTATGGACCAATTAGGTAATTCTATAGGCACTGCAGTTGATGAAGGATTGGCAGCATACGATAGGTTTGAGGCAGGCTCGAAGGAATTAACTGCAGGTGAGAAAGAACGAGAGGAAGAAAGAAGAAAGGCTGCAGAAGAAGCAGCAAAGGCAGCAGAGGAGGCAAGAAGAAAGGCCTTTGAAGAAAGATTAAAGAGGATGGATGCTGAAGATAAGTTGGATGAAGCCATGTTGAGAAAACAAAAGGCAGAAGTCCTGGCATTGGCACAGACCGAACAAGAAAAGTTAGATATAGAAAGAAAGTTTGCAGAACTATCACACCAAGCGAGAATCAAAGATTTGGAAGATAGAATGGCATTATATGGTAAGGATTCATTAGAGTTTAAGGGATTACAAACCGAAAAGATAAATGCAGAGTCAGATTACATTACCCAACAAAGGGCGTTTGTAGATCAACAAACTAAATTGAATGATGATGCAACCAAAGAAAGATTAGAAAAAGAAAAGAAGGCTAGAGAAGAAGAACGAGCATTGAGGTTGTTTGATTTACAACAACAACTAGAAGAGTTAGATAAACAAAATCAGATGTTGGAATTTGATTTTGAACAAGATTTAGAAAGATTTGCAGAACAAAGAGCCATTCTTGCCGAACAAGAAAAGATACAATTACAGAACGAAGACCTTACTGAATTACAAAAGACTGAAATCAGAAAGAAATTTGCTGATGAAAGAAAAAAGATTACTGATGGAGAGATACTAACCGAGAAGGCAGCCAATCAAGCTAAGTTAGAATTACAATCAGCGTATCTTGATTTGGCAGGTCAGTTTGGTAATACCTTACAAGCAATTGCAGGTAAGAATAAAGGATTAGCAATTGCAGGTATTGTAATAGAACAAGCTGCCAACATTGCCAAGATTGTGGCAAATACGGCTGCTGCCAATGCCAAGGCCGTGGCTGCAACTCCACTTACGGGTGGTATGCCATTCGTTGCAATAAACACTGCATCTGCAGCATTATCTATTGTATCTACTATTGCTGCCGCTAGGAAATCTATTCAACAAATAAATTCACAACCTGGTGGTAGTGGTGGAGGTGGAGGAGGTTCTCTTGGAACTCCCCCATCATTTGCAGCACCTGGAGGTATGAGTGCACCACAAGTGAACGCAGGAGTGGGTGAATCACCTACATCACAGATTGCACAAACAATCGCTGCAGCACAAGGAAAGCCTATCGTAGCACAAGTTGTTTCAGGTGCAGTATCTTCACAACAAGCATTAGATAGGCGAACTAATGGCGCAGCCACTTTTGGTGGTGGATAAACTAAAAATAAATTGTTAAATAAGAAAGATTATGTTTGAAAATATAGAAAACTTACAATTATTTGAACTCGTAGTTGATGCTGAAGAGGATGGTGTATTTGCAAATTCATTTGTAGAAGAACCTGCCATGGAAAGAGACTTTGTGTTTTTCAATAAACAAAAAGAAATTCAGTTCCAAGCAATTGATAATGAGAAGAGATTAGTGGCAGGTCCACTCCTTATACCGAATAAGAAGATTATTCGTATGGATGAGGAGATGGGTATGTATAATGTATTCTTTAAACCAGAAACTATTGAAATGATTGCCAGAAAGTTTATGAAGAATAAATACAATGGTGAGGTAACGGTTGAACACGATAAAAAAGTAAATGATGTTTATTTAACCGAGAGTTGGATTATAGAACAATCAGCAAAAGATAAGTCAAATCTATATGGTTTTACACTACCCAAAGGAACTTGGTTCGGCGTATATAAGGTAGATAATCCAAAAGTATGGGAAGAGGTAAAAGCTGGTAAGTACAAAGGATTTTCTATTGAGGGCATCTTTGAACACAAGGCTTCTACCATGAAATCATCTCAACTATTTACCAAAGACATAAACGATTTGAATGATAATGAGGCAGATGTTCTTTTATCATACATCAAGAACATTCTTAAAAAAGATTTAAGATATAAAAAAAAAAGTAGAATCCTAATGGAATCATACTCTGATTATCCTGATGGTGTAAAATCAAATGCGAAGAAGGTATTGGAGTATGTTGATAGAAACGGATGGGGGAGTTGTGGAACTCCTGTTGGGAAAACGAGAGCTAACCAACTTGCGAAGGGTGAACCAATCTCATTGGATACCATCAAGCGAATGTATTCATATCTATCAAGACACGAGAAAGACTTACAAAGTAGCACGTCTTATGGTGATGGATGTGGAAAGTTGATGTATGACTCTTGGGGCGGTCGCGCTGCACTAGGTTGGAGTAGAAATAAATTAAGAGAACTTGGAGAATTAGGAGATGAATAGTAATACTACACATAATAAACTAATCAAGTTAGCACCGAATGCTACAATAGATGATTTTTGGAATGTTTTGCTTAATGCAGCAACTCCATCAAACCCGCTTCGTGCTACATGGATTAAAGATGACGGGACACAAACAACTCATAAACTATATTGGATTTCCGGACCGCTGGGCGATGGTATTAGCGGTGGCACAGACACTAAAGCAGCAAAGAATCCTTCCCAGTTTAATGTTCCAGTTATTGATACAGACGGCAACTGGCGAACTTTATCTACGGGAGATCGTATAATATCATTCAGTTTTAACAACATACGATTCAGGTTGAAGTAGATTTGTATTTTATTACATAACCTTTTGTGTGTGGGTATTTACCCTTACATACATTTGAAATACATCTTTGATGTATATTTAATTGTCTTGAACATTCATTAAGTGATTCATATTCACCTACAAATGTACCATCTATTTTAGATACTAATACTGCCTTTGATGGATTTGGGTTAAAAGATATTTTTTCTCTAACTTTATAAGTGGCATTTTCATTCTTGTATTGCCACTTATATCCATAAGCAGTAACTCTTTTATTATTACAACACGCTCTTATATGTTGCCGGCCCATTCCTATCCATTCACTTGCCTCTGCTAAAGAAGAAAATTCTTTTATTAATGTGTTAGTCTCTATATCAAGTGCTACACATGCTTTTTTAGTTAGGGGATTTTTTCCAAATGTATCATAATACCCACTTTCTCTCAATACCTTTACAGCCTTTTTTCTATTTTCCATAGATTTCCAATAAAGTATTCTATCAACAGGATAGCCATACTGCTTTTGTAGTTCCCTTTCTCTATCAGATGCAATCATAATATCAGTATGTTTTTCAAGGAGTTCAAAATCAGTATAACCTTGCTGTGATACTCTTTCTTGTGCTTCAAGTTCAGTGCAACCAATTTTACCAATCCTCCCATCTTTATGAAGGAAGGTTGGTATGTGGTAAATCTTATATATCTTATTCTCCATCTTCGTCTAATGACCAATCAAAGTTCCATTCAATAAGGTTACCATCAGTAGAAAATCCTGAATCAAACCAAATTTTATTGTCTAATCTAATTCTATCTTTAAGGTAATTTATCAACCATACTTCACCTTCGGTGTCTCCTATATGAAAAAGTATATCAAATCCCTCTTTTCTAAAATTTCCAATAGAAAAATTTAATACAACTGGTGCATCTTCTATATTACTCAATTCTTCACCAATAATTGAGAATGCTTTTTTCACTAACTTTTGTTTTGATTTTTTCATAAGTGTAATTTTTATTGTTTATATTGTTATTAAAGTATTACAAATATACGAAATTATTTTCACAATTCCAAATAAAATAAAAAATATATGCCAATTAAAGTTAATTCAGGTGAAACACATGATGAATTCATCGGTAGATGTATGAGTGAAGAAAGTACTTCATTCCCTGATACACCACAAAGATATGCAGTATGTGAATCCATTTATAGAAAACAAGAGATGAGTAAGTTAAGAACATCTCAAGAGAAATTCACTGCCAAATTAAAATACTCACAAGATTTTAGAGGAATCAATCTTACCAACTTTGGTGAGAACTCAGAGGCGTGCTGGGAGGGATATATACAAGTTGGAACAAAGATACTTGATGGACGCGAAGTTCCTGATTGTAGAGGACCAGTAGATGAGATGGAAGTACAACCACAAATCAGTTCTACATACCCAGGAGAACCAATGTCAGGTTCAGTTCAGTTGGCAGAAGAAATAAATGTATTAGGATATACTACCAAACATTTCTCTATTTGTCCAGGAGCAATTGCCCTATTTACACATCTACAAACAATGCCATTAGATGATGATACTGCAGGAATGATTCGTTCAGCTGCACAGATTTCAGACTCGGTGTTTAGAATTGAAAAGGAAGTGGTTAGCAAGGGTGTAGCAACGAGTTCTGAATTAAATGAGGTAGAACTACTCGTTGATGATTTTAAGGATTTAATGGAAGAAATTGATGAGGAATTAGGAATGAGACACGATGTATCATTCATGGATGGTCATATTCAAGTTGTAAAAGATTTAGTATAATGGGAGTCCAATTAGTAAAAGTAGTAGTGAGAGAGGGTAATCTACCCAAGGCACTACAAGTATTTAAGAAAAAGGTATTTAAGTCAGGACACATAGAAGAGTTAAAGAGACGAAGAGAATATACCAAACCAACCACCGAGAGAAGGTTGGAAAAAGAGAAGGCTAAAAGAAAGAATCATATAATGGTTCAAAAAGAAAAACTGATACAAAAATTAAGTAATTGATATTTATCAGTAGATAAATTTAATTTGTGCCAACAAAATTTTATTTTACCCTTCATAAGAACCCCAGCTAAATAGTTGGGGTTTTTTTGTTTTTAAAATTTGGAATTGTGAAATATATTTCGTATATTTGTAATAATAAAAAAAGTTATGAAAAAACATTATGTATATGAACTAATCAACTTCATGGGGACAGTTGAAGATGTAGGTGAAACTATAAAACCTAAGCTAAGAATGTATCAACACACAAAAAATAAACGAGGTAGTGGGTGTGGTAAGTATTATGGTAGGCAAGACCTTGTAATGAATATAGTTGCTGAATTTGATAATAGAAAAGATGCACTTTTATTAGAAGGTAAACTTAAATTGGAATATGGATTACCATGGACTGAAAAAGAAAGAGATATAAAAGGTGGTATATTAGGTTCTATACACGGTAAAAAACAATCTAAATCAGTCATAGTACATAAAACAGATGGTTCATTTATTGGTGAATACTATTCATTAAATGAATGTGCACGAGTATTGAATTTGAATGTAGGTGTTATAAGTTTAGTATGCAATGGTAAATACAAACAAACAAAAGGTTATATAATAAAATATAAGTAATTTTGACACAGGTTGTCAAAATGATTTTCAGTAATCCTTTATGGAATTGCATTTTTGTGATATTTATATAAGATGATGCGTGAGAAACATTATAAGACATTTAGATTGTTTTTTTAATATAAA